TTCCCTTGGCGATTCGTTCCAGGGATGCGACAAGCTGCTTCAGTGTAGGCAACTCGTTTTTCCTGGCGCTCACCACGTTGGGGTCGGTGTGGTAGTTCCTTTTCTCGAACTCGACGATGCTTTTCTGTAGGGCCACGGAGGCCTTTCGGATCTTCATGAGCCCGCCATTGTCCGCAGCGGCCTTTTTCGCATCCGCGAACAGGTCTTTCTGAGCGAGCTTGTCGAGGTAGGCGTCCAACGCTGCCACCATGGCCGCCGAAGTACGCTTGTCTCTCAGAAGGTTGTTCCAGGCCCACAACTGCTGGGATTCGCTTATGAGCGGGGAAGTGGCCAATTTCCGGGCAACGTCTTTCGAGATCCGTCCCTCATCCACATGGACGTGGAGGTCTTTCGAGAGGGACTGCAACTCAAGATCTTTCTGGAGCGTTGCGACTGACACCGTGAAAACCTCGGCCAGTCTTTCCAGGGTCATGCCGCGATCGAGGCCACGCTGGGTTGCCCTCACCCTGTTCATGATGGTGAGATCCTGGCGCTTCTCGTTTTCCAGAAGTTGCAACTCATAGATCCCTTGTTCGGAGAGATCGGTCCTCATCTGGCATGGGATTTCCGAGAGCTTCGCTTCCTTCGCGGCCAATGTTCTCCTGTGACCCACAATCGCCATGAATTCCCCGGCGATTTCCGGATGAGGGCGGACGATGATGGCAAAGCCAACATCGAATCCGTTCTTGATCATGGATTCGGCCAGCTCCGCGATCGAGGCCTTGTTGTAAACCTCTCTTGGCTGATTCGGGTCCAGATGGATTTTCGAGACCGGGATCATGCGCAGGTCAGCGATGGAGACCACGGTTTTCTCGGCTTCAGCCAGTGCTGCAGCCACCACGACCACCGGAGAGATGATCTCCGGTTGCTTCTTTGTTCTCGGCTTTCTTTCCATAGTAGTCACCCTCCAGTGATTGTTTTCCGGCGCCAAAGGCACCATCGGGGGAGTTCGAGATTTTCCCCGATGCTGACTTCGACAAGCCACAATCACCCTCCAGCCGAGATAGTGTCAAGGACACCAGTGGAGAAATTCCAGGCCAGCACCATGCCGGGCTACCTGCTGAGGCTCACGGCCGATCATCTCAGCAAGCTCCGTGCGGACTCGAACCGCATGGCGGAGTACCCACGGTAAAAGCCTAAATCCGTGGTGCAGGAATTTCCCCGCTGGTAGCCTCGGCAGGCCACCAGGGAGGAAAGACAGACAGGCAGACAGGTGCATAGAGCACCAGTGGAGAAATTTCCGGTATGACAAAATGTCATACTGAATTTCCCCAATCGTGGTCTATCCACGCGGATACATCCGTTTCTTCAAGCCTCTGCGGAATTTCCAGTACTGCCACAGTCCATTCAGGATGATCCCGATGGACAGCAGGCATACCGCCGCGACGCCAACCAATCCGCCAATTCCCGGATTGTTCAGAATGTCCATTTTCCAGAGTTCCTCCTTTTCCCGATTTTCTTCTTCAGGCCCGCTCAGTGGCGGGCAGAGATGTGGCAAATGGCTACATGAAATCCAGCTTGAGCATTTCCTGGGCTTTCTCTTTCAGGATGAACAGACGATTGCGGTAATCGTCAGTGATTCCCTTTTTCCCCAGTTCTTTCTCACAGGCGCGGATCACATATTCAAGCACGCTTTTCTCCATTGCCTTTTCCTCCAGGTTTTATTCAGACTCAACGAGCCTGAAGAAGAAAGGGGAAGAATCTTTTCCATGGCTCTGTTCAAGCGTCGGCATTCGACACCATTTGCAGCGTATCCATGAGCCAAGACTCTCCCCCCTTGGAGTTCGGAGGGTCGTTTCACCGTTCTTTTCCCAGCAACCACAACACAAGGTCACAGCACGCCGTCCAGTATCGTCTCGACTCGATCACAGCATCCAGGTTTTTTCCCAGAATTTCTGAGGATCGCGCTCGTTCTCCCGCCCAAGCTGGCCAAGGTCGGAGCATTTTCCAGAGATTTTCCGGAATACTCTCCCTTCAGCTCACGAGTCGATATTTTCCTATTCAGCGCACCATCTCAGGTGCTATGGCCGCAGATCCAAGAACAGATCCACGTCCGCACATTACCCGGTGGGCCCGGGGGTTGTTTCACAGATTTTGCTGGCAGAGAGAACCACCCTTGCCAGGTACAGCTGGACTTTCGCCCGAAGCACGGGCCGCCTCTTGTTTATCGTCCGTGAGGTTTGGACTATGCAGACCTAGAAATCGCACCCATGCAAGACCGGGGAGTCTGCAAAAGCTACCCGTTGCGCATGGTAGGGATGGCAGTCAGGCATTTTAAGCCCAGAGGGCACCTGATAGACCGCGGAACCCCGCGCACTCCATTTTGTCAGGCCGAAGCAAGCCCCCACCTTGGTTTACGTCGTGGTGTTCGACGACCAGTCAACGCGCCTTGGCCTGGATTCATGACCGGCGGGATTCATCCAGGTCGCAGATCCCTTCATGCTCGTTCTGGTTGGATCGAGCCCGGGACTAACCGGCAGCTCCCAGAACTACCCTGCGCTGACTCGCAGGCAGCTCGCCTTGAACCCATATGGATTGCCAAGAACGGGGCGGATGGCCAGCCGTCAGACAGCCCGAGTACAAGGACTTTGGTCCTCAGTCAAGACCGGGATTAACCGGTATCGAGACTGAATGCAGGCCGCGAACCGTCAAGCTCGCGGGCTCCATTCATCCGGTCTCAGTATGGTCGAGACCGGCAGACACCGCGCACAGATTCAAGCCCAAGCGCCAGGGCTATCGGGGGTTAAAGGCAAAACCCAGTCATTTCATGGCTAGGAATGCCGTAAATATCACCTGACTGGGTTTTGACATGGAAATAGTCCCCCTTTTCGAAATACTTCAAAAGGGAAACATATTCCCCATGCCATACGGCAGTTTTGTAAAGGGACTTCTTATTCAATCTTTCTCTCTCCTTTCTCTTCATTCTTTCTTCCAACCTCTAAGCTATAGAGTCTTTGACCGATGGAAAACCGCGACCAAAATGCAAGGAGCATAAAAAAACCGGGTAGTCTAAGGCTACCCGGTTGAATCGCTGTAGCTGGCTTACAGGATTGACTTGAAATGCTCTTCAGAGACGTATTCAATCGCTTCTGGTTCATGCCAGGATGTTTGATAGTCCGTGAAAGCATCCAGGTTGACCGGCTTACGGGGCTTGTCTTTGGACGGCCACATGGCCGTATGCTCACTGGTAGCCGCATGTGACCGGAAGGGGTTATAGACCATGCCGTATCGAGCTTCCTTGGCAATACCCTTGTCAGTTCCCTTGACAGGGAATGAAGATGGAACCTTGGAAGGAATAGGAGGATTCAGAGGGTGCAAGGGATAGTGCTTTGATTCTCTGTAGTCCGGTCGATTGTCTTGCATCGGCCTGTATCCATCGGGAGAAACGGAGATCAGTTCACTGGGGTTTTCATCCTGGACAGTTGCCCATGGAGAAGGGCTACCATTCCCTTGTGTCCATCTCAGTGAATCCTCGAATCCCCTGCCAACATTGTCCCTCAAAGGCATGGACAGGATAAGCGAGTCAATCCTTTTGCGCAGTCGGTTGACCGTATCGACCGAGACATTGATCTTTGAAGCAATGTCAACTTGAGAATGTCCGGAAAGGTAGGACAGAACGAAAACGCGCAGATGGTTACGGTTTACTCCTTGTCTTGGTTGGCCGTCTTGTTTGCGTGCAAGGTGAAGGATGATTGACTTCAGCGTATCGTATCTGCCAACCATGCCGATAGGTGAAGGGATATCGACGTGAGTTTCACCGTCCGAATCCGTTTCGTTCAAGGAAAGAAGTCCATTCCGTTTTTGTTCGCCTTTGAGCATTGCCCTTTTTGAAACGGTCTTGCAGTATGCACGTACATCGTTCACAGTCAAGAGCAGATAAGGATTGTCTGAAAACCGGATTGTCAATTCAATGAGCGAGTCTTCAGTATCCATGGAACTATCATGGATTAGGGAAGAGTGTTCTGTCTCCATTCCGGTCAAGGTGTCAGTGAGATATGATCTTCGGTCTACCAGTGCGGCTAGTTTGGATGTTACGTAGTCGTGAAGCTCGGTCTGTTTCGTCTCAATCTCTGCGTGTACTTCTGCCAATGTCTGCCTCTGCTCCATTGTCTGTCTCCCTTCATTTGGTTAAGGTTACCACTCCGTACCATACTCCTATGTACTCCATTGCTCCCGGTTCTCTGTCTACTGGATGCAGTACTACTCTTCCCTGCAAGGAGAGCAGTACCAGAGATGCTTCAAGCTCTACTGAGAGGAGATCAGAGAGAGCAGAACGAAGTCCCTTCATTGTGGGGATTCTACCTTCTCCCTGTACTCTCCTTATCTCTCTCTCTACTCGGTGTTCCATCTGCCCTGTACCCTCCTTGCTAGATTGCCCTGTTGCCTATGCACTCTGTATGCCACATATGCACATATGGTGAATGTATCGCACAACAATGCGATAACACAAGGGATTTGAGACGTGCATAGCTAGCACAACATGTGGCGTAAAGCTCTCTTTTGTGGCGTTTTTACCACATATCCTGTGGTCTTTTTACCATAGCACCTACAATAGCTTGTTATTCCAAGGTATTCTGGCAAGGCAAGGACAAGGGCACTGAGGCAGGTTTGACACACTCGTATAAGCTATCGTTATTCCAATGTATTACAGGGCATTGCATATCTGCATTGCATTATTGCAATACAGGACATTGCAGAATTGCAATGTGTCGGGATACCAGCCGGTCAAATGGACTGTCCCACTTGTGTCTCACTGTATCATGAGACATGTCTCACTTGAGACGGTATGATAAATCATCATACCATGGGACTGGATAATAGGTTATTATCCGGTTCTATCATTATATCTAACAATATCAATAACATACCCCCCCCTCCATTCGCCTAAAGCATCCCCACCCCTCCCAGGGCAATCGGGTACTCGCCACAATTTTCTCCCTATAAAATCCAGATTTTGCATAGCCCGCCCGAAAAGTCTTGACATCTCCATTTGGGTGTGCATAATACGCCTTAAATGTTGCTTTTCTTCTATCGGGGTTGGGGATTTACTAGTGATTTCGGGCTGAAGAGGGAAAACGGGAATGGCGATGGTATCGGAGATGGAAAGCGGAGCGATTTTTTCGGAAGACCGGGATTACCGTTATGTGCTTTGGCGCAAATGGGATTCCGGTTTTTTATTTGGGGAAAAGGACCGGGGAAAGGTAGTTGCTTTCCATGGGTTGAATCCCTCGACGGCGGATGAGAGGAAGAATGATCCTACGGTGACCAGATGGATTGGGTATGCGAAGGCTTGGGGGTTTACGGCGATGTTTGTTGTGAACCTGTTTGGGTTGCGATCGACTTTTCCTGAGGGCCTTTATCAAGCGCTGGAGCACGGGAAAGATCCGGTGGGGCCGGAGAATGACCGCTGGATCCGGGAGATATCGGAAAAAGTGGCATTGAACGTTGCCTGCTGGGGCGTGCATGGTGGTTTTATGGATCGGGGGAAGGCCGTGAGGGAGATGGTTCCGGGGTTTCATGTGCTGGGTCTGACCAGGGAGGGGTTTCCGAAACATCCTTTGCGTCAGCGGAAGGATCTGAAACCGGTGGAGTGGAGGTAAGGGAAAAATGAGCTCAAGGGCCAGAAAACAGACGAAAAGGAGGATGGAGAAGATGAATCGAATTCCGCAACAGATGGTGGATCCTCGTCAGGCGACCGAGATTGTATGCCCGTGTGGGAGCGTCCTTTTTGATAAGGCTTACAAACTGGGCCATATCTCGAAATTGGCGGCCGGCAATCTGACCGGGAAGGATTTGACGATCCATATCGAGGTGTACGTGTGCCGGAAATGCGGTGCCGGGGCGATGACGGATGTGAAGTTGCCGGAGAAGGAGGAGACTGACTCCGGGGTTCCCGGCGAAGTTGTTGACGCTGAATTCGATCCGGAGAGGGAGTGTTTATGAAGACTGAGACACCTGGAGGAATACCGATCGAACCCTTGAAGGAGCCGAAGCAGTGCTCGATCTGCGAGCGGTTTTCACTGGAAGGGGTGACCATGGAGAGGACGACGATCTGTGTCAGAGCTGGGGCTGCATCCACGGAGCCGTTTTTCATGTGTGAGAACTGCGTTAGAATCAGTTTTGATTATAGGAATGCACCTGTCTTGGGTGTATTCCTGCAAGGTCGAGTCGTTTCGAGAAAGGTGTTCCTAAACTAAACAGATTTTGGTTTGGGTGGGTTGGAAAAGAGTAGTGCGTATATAGATAGATAGATGTGGCACGCGAAATAGGCCGATCAAACCAATTCAAACCAAGTAATCTTGCCAAGTCTGGGGGGCAAAATGCCCTACAAAATGGCTTCTTGGGGGGCAAAATGCCCTACAAGGAAAAAAGAATGGGTTTCTTTGAGTTGCAAATGGGTACAGGAGGTTTGGAGTTATGCTTATCGGTAAAATTGAGGAAAATATCCCTATTCCTACCCAAAGTCCGGTGGAGCGAAAAGGAAAGTCGAAGTACGGGTTTGAAAGCCTGAAGCCGGCTACGGTCTCCAAGGAGAAGAATGGAGAGAAGATCTCCCAGAGTCGTCTTTACACGGTGGAGATCGATAAGGGGGAGAACTTCAAGAAGCTTCAGTCTCGAGTGAGGGGGGCCATGACGGCTTTCCATAGGCGGTACCCCGGGAAGAAGCTTCGGATGCGGCGGGAAAAGGATTTCATGGGCCGGCCGCTCAATGCCGTTCGGGTTTGGCGGGTTGATGAGGGGAAGGTATGAAAGAGGGAACACGATCGGTTTTGTTCGGTTGCCACAATCCGTTTTTCCACGGACTCTGTGTCCTTGCAGCCTGGAGAATCACGTACAGGTCCTGGCCGAAGTGGTGGCAGATCATCTGCATCTTCATCCACGATATCGGCGTGTGGGGGCGGCAGTACCTTTCTGACGATACGGCCAAGAAGGGGCACTGGGAGCGCGGCGCGCACTTTGCGGTATGGCTTTTCAACTTCGGTCCACTGCGCTTCGCCAACCTCGGAGGGCAACCCTTCCTTTTTATTGCTGGGCACTGTCCTGAAGAATCAGGATATCCACGAAGCGAACTCTGGCTTCCCGACAAACGTTCATATCTCGTAGCCCCGATGATCTGGCTTTGGTGGAACTACTACGTCGAATGGCACGGCAAGGGGATTGGTGTCACGCCTCCTCCTCAGTGGCGAAAGTTGGTTGCCGAAAACCTTGAACAGAAGAATCCCATGGGCAACCATGAGCTTTACATCAAACATCGAGGGGTGGCGTAGCCATGCGAACAGATAAAGATCTACACGGATTCAATTCGGAAAATGTGAGCGCGATAAACGAAGTCGTTTCGGGAAAAACCATTGAGTCTGTAACTGTGGATCGATCCCTCATAGACGACCAGCTCGTTTTCACCTTCACAGACGGAACCAGTCTGAGCTTCATGTTCGATGGGATATCGACCTGGGAGATTCGAGGTAAGCCGGTAGCAACCCAACAAGTCGTTCAAGAGCGACGGGCTACCCGCTGCGAATGCAGGCCACCCGAATATATATGGGGCGGTACTCATTGTGCGAAGTGTGGGCAAGTAATACCGTCCACGCCTTAACTTCACGTTGAGTCACAAACCGAACTTGAGGGGGGACATCACATGCCGTGTACGCCTTTCAAATGGGCTGATGGAAGCCAAGGTTTCATCTGTAGCCGTGGCCGACAAAAAATCCAGACCTGCAGTGTCTGCGGGAGTCCGGCAAGTCTCCTTTGTGACGGAGACATCGGGGACGGAAAAACCTGCGATGCTCCGCTTTGCGGATACTGCGCCGTCCATGTCGATCCCGACCTGGATTACTGCCCGAAGCACAAACCGAAGAAGGAGAGCTATCGACGTTGATGATCATGCCAGCAAATAACGCCAAGGGTATCGTTCACTTCTTCGCCGGAAGGTATCCGGGTTCCATTGGATGGCTCATGTCTCCAAGGGACTGGAAAAAACCGCCTGAGTATATGCCCTATGCGCTGGACAATGGAGCATTTACTGGCTTTATTCCTGCGGCTTTCATGGCACATCTCCATAGGACGCTGCAACTGCACCGACCTCTCTGGATTGTTGTCCCCGATGTTGTTGGTGACTCCGAAGGGACGTTCAGGAGTTGGCACAGGTGGCATCTTCGCGTAGCACCATTTGGCCCTCTTGCCTTTGCCTGTCAGGACGGGATGGAACCCCAGGACGTTCCCCAGACTGCTACTTGTTGTTTCATCGGAGGGTCAACTGAGTGGAAACTGAAACATGCTCATCGATTCAAGGGCGTGGCTCCTCTCCTTCATATCGGAAGGGTGAGTACAGGACTGCGATTGCATTGGGCGCAGATGATAGGTGCTGATTCAGTGGATGGCACAGGGTTTTTTAGGGGAAACAAACATCAATTAAACGCCTTCATGGAGGGTATCGAGAGGAGACAATCATGCTTGCAGTTCTGATTTTCCTAGCGGCGATCACGGCAGCAAATCTTTCAGCGGCGTACTTCGGACCAGCAGCAACGGTGGTAAACTCTTTCATCCTGATTGGCTTCGATTTGAGTCTAAGGGACCGTATACACGAAGCATGGCACGGTCATGGGTTGGCGCTCAAGATGTTTCTACTGGTCGTCGCTGGAGCTGCAATCACTTACATCATTAATAGCAATGCCGGGATGATCGGTGTGGCTTCAGTGGTCGCCTTTGCTGCGGCTTTAATTGTGGATGCCATCCTCTATCAGATGTTTTTCCAGAAGAAACGAATCCTGAAAATGAATTACTCCAATTTAGGAAGCAGTGCTGTTGACTCTATCCTGTTTCCCACAATCGCTTTCGGCGTACTCATGCCGTGGATTGTATTGGGTCAGTTCGCGGCGAAGGTGGGAGGAGGGTTTCTGTGGTCACTGGTATTGAGAGGGCGCCAATGATGAGACCTCTTCCCCTGGAAATCAAAGCAATGCTCGATCAATGTCTCCAAACCGAGATCACCACCTCTGATGGTGAGAAGATGGTTTTGATCCATACCGTTCCCTTTGATCCTGAGGAGAAAGCCGAGTTGGAAAAGCTCACCTACGAGGAATTGAAAATGTTCCTTACGTCCTCCATGAGAAATCCAGAAGTCTATGACGTGGGGCCGGAAGTATGAACACGTTCAGGAGGGTATGCCAACGGTGGCAAGCGGTCCTGAAAACCGTAGAGTGTAAAAGCTCAAGAGGTTCGACTCCTCTGCCCTCCTCCAATACGGGAAGGTTGACCGAGAGGAATGGTGCCGGATTGCTAATCCGAGGCCAGGGTAACACCTGCACAGGTTCAAATCCTGTACCTTCCGCCAAACCCCAATCCTGCCGGCCGCCACTCGGACGCTGGAGCCCTGAAAAGCTCGCTCGTTCTCGAACGCTGACGGCTGGCAGGTTTCACAAAAAGGGAAGAACCCCATGGATGACCATGAGGCATCACGAATACTCGAAGCGGGAGGTGAGAAATGATTTCTAAAGAGACTTGCGAAAGGATTTGGCACTGCATGAGGGAAATTGAGGCTGGGGAGAAGTTGCTGGCCGACATGAAAGAGACAAGGGAAAAAGAAAGGACCCGCATAGGGGAGCCAACCCTGAAGGACGCTTTTGGCCGTCGAAGGCATCTGGAGCTTGGCGTTCCTTCGGGAGATAACGGGCATCGTATCTTTCAGGTAGCTCCTCAGTTGGCAGAATCCATTATCCGGGCTCATATCGCACACAAGGAAGCCGAACTCAAAGAGGCAAATGAGCAGGCCTGGATCGAGCTGCAGAAAGGAATGTGAGCCATGAGAGCGAGAGTCAATCCTGAATGGATAGGAAAAATCAAGAACGCGATCAAAGAAGTAGCTGATCCCGAAGAAAGGCCGAAGATCGACGAAACGTTGTCTTTCAATGCCGCGGCTCAATGGCTGATTACCTTCCTTTCCAACCGGAACATCCCATTCAAAGTTGTGCAACTGGGCGCCGGGGTGAAGCGGATCACGACGGACACGGATACTTGCCCGTTCTGCAAGAAAAAGCTGGAGGCGTAGCCATGAAATTTCAGATTCAGGATATGGACGGAAATGTAGTCGAGGAAGCGAATGTGGTAATCACCAAGGGAGACGTTTTGGTACTTCAGTTCACTGACCATGCGGTTTTTAGAAGTTGGGCAAGCCTCCCACAAACTGAGAAAGATAAAGTAATGGAAACATGGAAAAGGACTGCGAAAGGCGAAGCAGGAGTTCTGGTATTACCTCCTGAAATGAAAATTCTCGTACTTCATAAAACGGAAGGAGAATAGCGATATGGACGCTACGCTTTTGTTTGGTGGTATGGGCATAGGCTTTTTGGTCTTCCTGCTGCTGGCATGGAGCCTTAATAGGAAAGGTCGGGAATACAATGAGTCCGCCCTTGAAGCGCTCATGGATCGAAACGAGATCGGGCGAGAGCTCCTGAAGGAGCAGAAGCTTACCAATGGCTTTCTCGGTGAAATCGTCCAGGCCCTGAAAGATATGAAACCAGTCCCTCTTGAGGCAATCAGGTATGCCCCTGAAATTGAGGTCCCAGCAAGATGCAGTCATATTAATAATTCGAATCCAGGTCCAGGGTATCCAGGCCCCGTTTCGGTTGCAGGAGGTTCCGAAGATTATCCGATGTGCCATCCATCCACTGATGAAAGCATCGACGAAATATGAAATTTCAGATCAAGAACAAGAAGGCGTAGTGATGGTATCTCATGGGCAACAAAGGGAAGAAAGGCAAGGAGCAATTCGCAAAAATTCCCTATGGCCTTCTCAATGGCAAGACATGGAGAAACCTATCCAGGTCGGCACGATCGCTTTACCTCGACATGTGTGGCCAATACAGACGTCGTTTGCCGGATGGGACCTACATCAACAATGTCGAGAACCAGGTGCGGTTTGGGCCGTCGGATGAGTCGAGCAAGATGGATCACAAAGCCTTTTCTCGGTACATCAACGAACTCCGGATTGCGAAGCTGATCCGGATGATCGAGCCAGGATCGTTCAGGCCGCCGAAGAAGGGATTGTACGTCTTTATCAAGGACTGGAAATGGAATGAGGATGGCCAGTGATGACTAAGTTATGTTGGCACTACTTCAACCAAGACGAGGACCTGTGTTGGGCGAAAGATCCTATGAAGATGGAGGAGGCTGGTCAATGAATCTCGTCCCCTGCTCCAAACTTCCCGGAAAACTCAAGCTGACCGAAGAGCGCTGTGTGCAGCTCTACCAAGAAGCGCAGGAGTACCTCGCTGGGACGCCAACCAAGGACGCCTATGGTAACCCAATCAATCGGGAGGTCACGAAAAACCGCCGGACCATCCGGCGTGAGTGCCTGGATTGCGAGACTGGCAGAGCCCGGGCAGAGGCAAACCCTTCGGAAGAGATTGAATCGGTCGAGAAAGTCAAGTGCGTTCGATGCAAGGATTTGCTTCCTAAAACAGAGAATAATTTTTACAGGACAACCGGCGGCAAGTACTTTGACACGGTTTGCAAGAATTGCAGGCGTTTCGATCAGACTGTCCGGTATGCCAAAAGGAAGGGAAAAACAGTGGTTGAAAAACAGACAAAAGATATTCCGGAAGACGTCAAGGCCTACGCGCCAGATCGCAAGTCGATCGGAATGGCAGCACTGCAAGAGCTTGAGAAGATCATGGATGAGAAGGTTTCTCAGGTAAGAGAGATCCATCAAACCGCACTGCTGCTGAAGCGTGAATTTGATCTCGATTACACGGTCAAAATGCCGAGAATGGTTTAACGAATCATGCCTTCCTGCTCTCAATAGGCCTGGGAACTCGCCGACGGCGTGTGGCACGCTCTGGAAGGGACGGAGAGATTGCAGGCCGGGGAAGGCATAAAACTGGAGGAGTTATGCGGATCATCTATGAGCCAAGTGGAAAAGCCCTGGAATACGCGCCACTGGCGCTGAACATCTTTAAAAAATGTCAGCATGGGTGTCGCTATTGCTTCGGACCTGCTACTTCACGCGTATTACCTGAAGACTATTTCTCGGGGCACGGCCTGAAGGATGACGTTTGCCAGCGGGTCGAGAGTGACGCACAGGCTCTGCAAGAAGCAGGAGACACCCGGGAGATCCTCCTCTCCTTCATCGGCGATGTGTACCAGCCTGGAGAAGCCGAGCTTGGTATCACAAGAGCAGTGATCAAGATCCTGATGGCGCATGAACGACCTTTTACCATCCTGACCAAAGGCGGCATGCGTGCGGCACGGGACTTTGACCTGCTGGCCGGGTACCCGAAGTGTTCGTTCGGGACAACCCTCATCTTTTCTGACCAGTCATCCGTTGATGAATGGGAGCCGGGCGCCGCGTCCGTCCGGGATCGAATCGAGGCTATCGAGAAGGCCAAGGCTATGGGGATCCGGACCTGGATATCGATGGAGCCGGTGATCGATCCGGTTCAGGCCTTGACCATCATCAAGGATCTTCACAGCATCGTGGACCACTGGAAAGTGGGGAAGATCAATCACTATCCCGAGATCGAGCGGAGCGTGGACTGGATTGCCTTCCGGAAGAAAGTGAAATCACTTATGACCGAGTATGGAGCGAGCTACTACCTGAAGAAAAGCCTGACGGAGTTGTGATGAAGAAGAAGAAAACGGAAATTCAGAAAAAAGTGATGAACGATCTTCGAGTAGTGGTGGGCTTTGTCAAGGGCAAGGCTTTGATCCAGGCCCTTCCCATAAGCGACTGCAGGGGCCCCAATTGTCCAATCCACGAGAGATGTTCCCACAAGAAGTCAGGCAAGTGCAAATACGAGGAGCTCTACGTCAACTCCTTTTACCAACCCTTGGTGGATCCCCTGAACGGCATTGGAGATCGTTTGAGCCAGCGCAGGCTGGATGAGATCGGCAGGAAACTCCTTCCTCTCATGCAACGGCTCGTGAAGATCAACATCGATCTCATGGCGATCGACATGGTGAACAAAAAGCCTTTTGGCATGGCCTACGAGGACAGTAAGGGCAGAATCCACATGTACCCCCAGTACAAGGCGCATGACGACACCCTCAAGAGCATTGCATTGATTGAAGGAGGTCTCAAGCTCACTGAGATATGGGAGAAGAAATTCGGCGGGGCCAAGGAGATGCCTTCGGCGGAAGATGCCGAAGGCATTTTCAAAACCGGCCGACGTGGGGCTTATGAAGAGCTTTTGGAGGAGACCATTCAGGCAGAAACGGACCAGGAGGAAGAGGAAGATGAAGACGAACCGGAATGCCCTGCGGATCGGGAAGTCGAAGAGACCCGAGAAGAGATTTCAGAATATGAAGCGCTCTACAATGGCATGGATGAATCGGCAATTTACTCTGAAGATGGAGAAGAGTGATGGCATCAGCGAACCTCGTTATTTTGGTGGGGAACCTTGGAAAAGACCCTGAATTGCGGTACACACCTTCCGGCAAGGCTGTGGCGACTTTCAGCATGGCCACCACCGAGAAGTACAAAGACCAAGAGACAACACAGTGGCACCGAATAACTGCCTGGAATAAGCTGGGAGAAATTTGCTCCGAATATTTACGCAAGGGTTCTTCGGTCTACATTGAGGGAAAGATCACTTACAGGTCCTGGGACGATAAGGAAGGGAACAAGCGATATGCCACGGATATCATCGCGAATAAGATGCAGATCCTGAGCGGCGGCAAAGGGAAGAGCGGTGGTGGAAGTAGTCACGCTGAGGATCGAGAAGAACCTATTTCCATTCCAGAAGACGACATTCCTTTCTGATATCTTATTGTAATCATTGATTAAAATTATGAAAAGGAGCTTGAAAATGAAACCGAAAGAATTGATCGAGACGTTGGCAAAGGCAATCGTTGATAACCCTGAAGAAGTGTCCGTGAAGGAGTTGAATGGTCAGCAGATTACGGTACTCGAACTGTCGGTCGCCAGGGATGACCTTGGGAAGGTGATCGGCCGGGGAGGTCGTATCGCCATGGCCTTGAGGATCATCCTTTCGGCTGTCATGAAGGATCAGGGGCATGCCGTGTTGGAAGTGGTGCAATAGGGTCTGAGGTTACAACCATTAAGGAATAAGGAGGAGCCTATGAAAATTTTGATTCTTATCACCATTATCACTTGGTCTTTCGGTGGTTATACGGGGTCTGAGAAAAAACAAATCGTGTCTTCCCCTGAAGCGGCCGCCGTCCTTGTGTGGGAAGATAAGGCTTCCGCGTATACGACCGAGCCAGACAAAAAAATGTACCGTCTAGTCGAGGTTGATCTACAGGCCAAGACTATCAAGGATATTTGCATCCCTCAGTTAGAGTTCAAGGTGAGTCCTTAGCTATTAAGACATGAAACCCGAATATCGAAATGGCGGCGAAGGCTTCTGCATGTGGGCAGATGAAAATGTCCGCGTGCAGATTTATCCTCCTGGATCAACTGTGCCAGCCTGGGTTCAGATCGGGGACCTTCCGAATGACCCATACCCTGGGACCGGCCGTTCCTACAGGCAGTTCTGGGAGCACCAAAAGGAGGTCTTTTGCGAAGCTCTCCGAATGGAGAACGGGGAATTCGTCTACCGTCTAATAGTTTTCTGTTGGCAACGAGGTGAAGGAAAATCGGTTGGAGCCGTTCTCATTCAGCTTTGGAAGTTCTTCTGCTTTCCGCGCCAACTGATCGTCTGTGGCGCCAACTCCAAAGACCAGATCAAGTTCGTCCATTACGACGAAATGACAAAAACCATCTTGAATTCGCCCAAGCTCCTTTCAGAGATCGGGATCGACAGCGTTAAGGAGAAGGCAATCGAATTCAGGGACAGCCGGGGTGTGCTCCAGTCTTCAATCCGCCCTATCTCTACGTCCACGGGTATTCTGTCAAACATTACCGGGTACACCTTCTCTGAAATCTTCGACATGAAGAATCCCAAGTATTTCACTCAGCTCGATGGATCAATGAGAAATACCCCCAACGCTCTAGGGATCCTTGATTCCACCGTATCGAGCAAGGACCATATTCTCTATAGGCTTTTTGATACCTGGACGAAGCGGGACGACCCCACTCTCTTCTTTTCCTACCGATTCAGCAAGGACGCAGACTACCGCGATTACTGGCATCCTAGAAACACACAACAGCAGTTGGATTCCTACAAGGCCAAGTGGCTGCCCGCGGATTTCGACCGCTACTTCAGGAACCTTTGGTCCGCCGGGGGATCCAAACTCTTCACGTCTGAGATGGTGGAAGCCACACAGTATCTCGGGATTGATCATGATCAGACCTCGCACACGCAGATGATGGAACTGCTTCTGAAGAGGAACAAACTGAAAGAGGGGATAGAGATAAGCATGGGGCCCGGCAAGGCCGAATCCATGGGAGTCACGACCACTGCCAGCATTCAGGAAATCGAATCCAGGCTGTGGCATGTCAGCGATTACTATGCCCTACAGGAAAACGGGATCCCCGCCGCAGCTCCCATCGACAGCTTGGGAAGACTGACTGATCTATTCAACACGCATTGGGCGATTATCGCCGCACTCGATCGCGCCGACCCAATGAAAACCAAGACCAATGCACGGACCGTCGTAGGAGCCATTGCCAAGGGACTTCCCGGGAGCAAGGGCAAGCTGATCGTAGCCAAAGAGGGGGAGACCCTGCCATACATCTACCTCCTTTTGCACCTCAAGGTCATCGAGTCCAGTTCCCTGGAAGACATAAAGACCGAGTTGTCTCTGATTCATACGCTTTACGAAATTGACGTATTCGGGTCAGAGCGATGGGGCGCGTGGGATCTCGAGACCTGGCTCACCGATCGGGACATCAAGCCCGAGTTCTGGCAGCCGACCTTCGACCGGCAGCATGCCATGTTCACCGAGCTCTATCTGGCTCTGCGGGATGGCCGGTTAAAGGCGCCACCTTTGGCAATCAAGGGCAGCAAGGGAGACCAGGACATCTTGAGGGAAGAGGCTGAAAACTTCGACTATGATCCGGACGCGAAATGGTACGGATCCCCGGAGAAGAAGCGTAAGGAAGGCGTGCAGGACGATTCCATTTACGTGATAGGAGGGTGTTTATACACCGGAAGGAGCCTGTCCCCGCTCGACTTCCGAGAACGCAAGGGCAAGATCGACTTTGGGTCATTCTTTCCAGCTCAGGGGCTTCGCGGGAATTATAAATGATTGATTTAGATTGTTTACAGCAAATCGAATAAATTATTTATCATTCAAAATCAATATATAAATAAAAAGATCAATGTGCATATTAAGAAAGATATATTGCATACTATTCACTTTTTTATGCTTATACCCCACTTTTTTGCTTGACAACGCACATCTTACTTGTTATCTCTCCTTTTCATACCCCAATATCTTGTGTACACGAGATGAATCAAATAGCCGACGAAAACAATTTCCGCGACCGCCAGTTTTCAGTTCCCTGGCAGTATGCACCCTCTGGTTCCGAGCAGCAACGGGACTCTGACGGGTTTCCTCTTTCGGCTGGCTCATCTAAGGAAGCCACTCCCATAGACAGGCAGACCCTTCACGCCCACATCTGGGGCAAGTTTCATTCCAACCCGCACGTCAACACCTCCACCAGGGGTCTTGTAGGCCGCATCTGCGGCAATGGCTTTGCAACTGCATCGGACATCACTGAGATCGACGATGCCATAGACGAGACCGAGACGGATTACCGCAATCGGCTTTACGACTACTGGCCCAAGTTTGTTACAAGGGGCTTCATCGGTGGTGAACTGCATTTGTGCTTCACATGTCATGACGACGGATTCGTCGAAGTGGATTTTATCGATCCGGATGTGATCGAGGGAGAGCCTGAGCACGGAATCATCTTCCATCCGCGAAAGACCAGGATGCCCCTCGTTTACTGCATCAAGGACACCGACAACGACATCGAGGAGCACATCCCCTCCATTTACCTTGCCCGCTACCCTGAACTTTATCGGGTGGCGAAGGCTCAGGATGGCTTCAGCGCCAAGATGCTGGATCCAAGCCGAACCCGCAAAAGGTCATTCCGGTCTGTTGGCGGATTCTACCGTTTCATCGTCTCCTGGGATTTGGGACTCATCACGAAGAGGAGCACCTCGCATCTCCAGACGATTCTCCAATGGCTGAACCATTGGGAGACCCTGAAGATGTACGAGATCGACCATAAGAAGTCCTCCGGCTCTTACGTGTGGGTGGTCAAATTCACGGACGTGAAGTCCTGGATCACCTGGCTCAACCTGACCGACGAGGAACGAGCAAAGACCGGCATCGCGGCAGCCAAGACTCCAGGCGGCACACTCGTTATCGGCCCCAACATGGAGGTTGAGGCGAAAATGCCACAGCTTCCCAAGATCAGCGGCGGGGACTCGGACGTGATGCAGATGATCTCCTCAGGCCTCAATGAGGCGCAGGACGTCACCACCGGAGAGTCCAAGGGAACCTTCGCCAGCGTGAAAGCTTCCCGGGGGCCCATGAGCGACCGCATAAGCGACGAGATGGTGTACTTCGAACGTTGGCTTCGGTATGACTTCTGGGGAAATATCTTCTTCCTTAAAGGGGAGATCGCCGAATTCCCCAAGACTTTCGATGTTGAAGAGGCGGTCGACTTCGACAAAAATCAGGAGCCCGTGTTCAAGGTCCGCAAGAAGAAGCCTGAGCGGTGCTTGGATATTACTTTTCCAATCTCGGAAATCGAAAATACCGAAGGACAGGCTAAGGCGCTTCTGGGAGTGAAGCATGGATCGCTGAATGACACGGCCGGCATCCCGAACGAAGTGCTCATGCGTAAGATGGGATTCAGGGGATACAAGAGGCTTCGCCTGCAGAAGGCGACCGAAGACAAGAAGTATCCCAAGACCATCCTGGCAGTGGACCAGGAGCAGCACCAGGAATTGACCGAGGCTGAGCCATCGAAAACAAAGAAGCAGTCTCCCAAACCAAAACCCCAGAAAAAGGGTAGCGGTTAGAACATACAAGTTGTATCCGGCAGAACGGGTTTGTTCCGAGGGTAGGCCAACCTGAGGGGCAAGGCAACAAAGCGAAGGGTATCTGGGACCCAGACTCAGATACCCTTTTGCTTTGCCCGGTGAAGGGAGGACAAAGATGCCCAACGAAGATGTGGAAATAAAAAGCGGATCGAGATTCCTGCCGCACATAGCGCTCCAGGTCTTCAACACTCCCTTGATGATCTCGCCTCAGAAGCTGGACGTCATCGTGCGCGTGCTGGGAGAGCGGATCGGTCTCGAAGGCGGTGAGATACAGGCCTCTGAAATGGCCAAAGCACGTGCTCCGGTAACCACCGGCCGCGTCGAGATTGCGGTGATTCCCATCATCGGGAGTCTCGTGCATCGAAGGGCGGGTATGGAGGCACTCTCCGGGCTGCGTTCCTACGAAGGCATTCGGGAGGATTTCCATCGGGCGGAAGGCGACTCAAAGGTAGACGCGATCCTGCTCGACATCGACAGCCACGGTGGATCGTCTGCAGGCATCTTCGACTTGGGCGATGAAATCCACAATTCCAAGAAACCGGTCTACGCCTATGTGAACGAGATGGCGTATTCGGCCGGCTACCTGCTCGCATCGAGTGCCAAGCAGGTCTTCCTTCCGAGAACGGGAGGAGTGGGTTCCATTGGAGTTCGGATGGTCCACGTAGACCAGTCCGAATTCAACAAGAAGATGGGTGTCAAAGTCACGAACCTGTTTGTGGGAGAGAGAAAGGTCGATTTCGACCCGCACTCTCCTCTTTCGAAAGAAGCACAAGAATCCGCGATGAAGGAGCTGAAGGACATTTACGGCCTCTTCGCGGATACCGCAGCAAGAAATCGCGGCCTGAATGTGCAGACCGTGAAAGGGACCGAGGCGGCCTGTTACATGGGCCAGCACGCCGTGGACATCGGCCTGGCGGATAAGGTGATGAACTTTGACGAGGTCATCGACTTTATCGTGGAGGACGTGAGGACGGCGGGCAAAACAACGAGCACGGCCCGAGGGGCCAGAAACAAGGAGGTCGAGAGCGCGATGTTCAAGACATTGGCAGAGTTTAAGACCGAAAACCCGGAGATGTTCACTCAGTTCCGGATGGAGGTCGAACGAGATCTGCGTGCCTCCTTCGATGCCAAGCAACAAGGCTTCGAAGCCCAGATCTCGGGTCTGAAGGGTGAACTTCAGGAAAGGGACAAGATGATCAAGGACCAGGATGCCCGAATCCTGAAGTTGGAGAAAACCGACTACATCCGCGCCGAGCAGGAAAAAAAGGTGCGAATCGATGCAGCTGTAGACAGGGTGTGGACCAAAGCCCTGGCAGCCTGTGACGTCCCGGAAGAGATGCATGAGAGGGTGCGCAAATGTGTACCATCGGCATCCTTCATCAAAGAGGGTGCCTTGGATGAAGCGGCCTACCAGGCTGCCGTGCATGCCGAGATCGCCGAGTGGGAAGGCATGGGCATGACCACAAATATCCTGGGTACCGGGTTTGCCGGAGGCAAGTCCGGAGAGGATCTGAACGTGGAGGCCAAAACCGAGAAAAAACTGGCCGAGGAAGATGACGCTTGGGTCTCCAACATGCTCAAGTTGGGCGGCCAGAAAAAAGAAGAAGGGGGTGATGAATAATGTACGGTGATCAACCTTATGGTGTTGTCCGAACCGGACAGACGGATCCCAAGGCCCTCTTCAAGAGCAGGCCTGAGAATGCCTTCATCAAAGACATCTCCATCCCTGCCGGGTATGGAGTAATTCTCGCCGGCACTGTCATGGGCATCATTACGGAAAGCACGAGCCGCAAGGGGATGTATGTTCCCTATGTGTGCTGCGACAACGGCATCTCCGTGGGCCTCACGACCTACCCCGGCCTTGCGTATCTCACGCTGGACGGCGCGGCCAATGCTTACGCCTACGTGACCATGCAGGACTCCTATAAGTTCGCAGTCGGGGACCACCTGGCTGCAGCGGACTCGGATACTGACGGCGCGTCGGCTGTCGATCTGGGGCCCATATTGGCTATTGATCGTACCACCTATAGCCACATCGCCAAGATCACCGTCACCAACAACGTGACGACCGAAATTACCATGGCCAACGGAGGGTGCATTTTCATTCAGAGCAAGACCACAGCCCCCTTCGTGGAAGCCAAAGGGATCTTGGCCGGCGGGGTGGATACCGGTATTGGCGAGCTTGCCAAGGGTGGCTCCGGAAACCTGGTCCTCGGGAACGCGGTGCTCTACAAAGGTGCCCTCTATGGCTATGACGCGGAAGTTCTTACCGACCTCGGCTGCGTTGAGGACGGCAACTTGATTTATATGAAGTAGGAAAGGGAGGTGAACGACAATGACCATTCGAGCGAGTGATTACCCTGATCTTCGCCTCACCCGGCTCCAGAAGCTCATCGAGAGGTGGAAAACACCTCCCTCGCTGAGGCTGATGAAGCTGTTCGGGCAGGATAACTGGGATTCCGACAACATCAAGTGGGAAACCCAGATCGGCAATAGGGGTCTTACCCCTTTCGTGGCTCCAGGCTCCCCTTCTCCTATGACTTCGCCTCTTGGCGTCGGCGCCGGAGCGGCCTTTGCGGCCTTCTGGAAGGAGAAGATGTTTTTCGGAGAGGAGTTCCTCAACAACCTGAGACAGCCTGGCACTACGGCCAAGTACCATACAGCGCAGAAGCGGCTGGCTTCCGAAACTAAGAGCCTCAAAAACCGGTGCGAGCGCCGGAAGGAGTGGATGTTCGCCAAGATGCTTTGCGGGGCGAGCTTCACTTACTTGGTGCAGAACGGCCTGAAGTACACGATCGACTACGATGTCCCGACCGACAACGTGGTCAGCCTGAGTGCCTCCAGGAAGTGGAATACCGGTGCGTCCAGAAATATCGTGGAAGACATCTTCGATGCCAAGAACACCATGCGCAAGGCCAATGGCGGGAAACTCAGCAATGCTCTTTACACCACGGACGTCATGAAGAGCATGATTTTCGATCAGACAATCCAGAATCTGCTCTCCAAGTCAAGCTTCGGAGACGGGGATCTCTTCGCCAATCCGGAGCGTGTTCTCGCATCCCTCCTCGGCATCGGGAACATGGAGGTTTACGACGAGGTCTACCAGCTCAAAGCATGGCTGACCGCGGCCGTGACAGCGAGTTCCACCACGGTGGTTTACGTGGATGATCCCACAGACTTCGAAGTTGGAGATACCCTCTATTTCTACGATGTGTCCGCAAGGACCAAAGAGGGAGAGCCCATCGAAAGCATTGATGTCAATGCCGGGACCGTCACTGTAGATACTGCGCCCTCGACCAGCTACAAGGCGGGGGAAGACTTCGTGTACGCGAACAAGAACTACATCCCTATAGATCGATTCGTCATGTTCTGCTCAACCGTGGAGGACGAAAAGATCGCCGAGTTCGCGAATGCGCCGTTTGACTTGGACCGGCACTATGGCCTCAAGACGGACACCCACGAGGAGTGGGATCCGGACGGCATTGCGGTGAGGGTGCAGAATAAGGGCATCCCGGTGCTTTACCAGGAAGACGCCGTTTTCGCCTACACCGTTCATTAACCCCTTGGGGAAAGGAGAAGGTTTGTCATGACCAGACGATATCTCGGACCCTTCCCCAACCCTGGCTTCGCGAAGCAGGTCAACGAGGTGATGGAAACATCCCTTGTTGGCTTGATCTCGGGCGAGATCGGGGCTGACTATCTTGGGGTTCCCCTCGGGGCGGCCAAGGGGGAAGGGAAGGTAGTGGATGTTTGGTTGTCTCTTGGGGATAGCGGAAGGGATGATGGAGATGCGCTCTCTGTTGAACTCGATGTGAAGATCAACGGCACATCCTGTCTGACCACCAAGCCGGAAATCTCCGGTGAGGCTGGAGCGGCTTCCACCAACAAGACCACCAAGGAGGATGACGACACTGGTGTTACCCAGGCTGTCATCGACACCAGCAACAACGAGTATGTGGCAGGTGATGTTTTCACCTACGATCTAACTCTCACGAGGACAGCTACGCCTACCACTGAAATGGCCAATGCCGTTATCGTGGTGGAGCTTGAACCGAACAACTGAAATATCCAGGCTCTCCGGACGATGGGGCCGCGCAATGGGGGCAAGTAGGGTCTATCCTGGATGTTTTATTGAACGCCAATCCTTCTGGAATAGCGAGGAGCGAGAGCAATGGCTATCCGATTGAACCTGTATTCAAACGCACAGATCACCCTTAGTTCAAAGGGTAAGAGAAATTTCGAACGGATCGACTGGGGCCCGGGTGGTGTCAAACGCGACGCCCTCGGGCTTCCCGTTAAGGATCGGGCTCCTTCCTCCAAGGAGGTAAAGAAAGATGCCGACTTACAGAAACGACGGTGAGGTGACTTACCGCATTTTGAATATCAGCGGAGAAGCGGTGAACGTGATCCCGGGCCACACGGTTCAGACTTTTGATCCAGTAGTGCCGGATGATTTCACCGAGACTGACGAAGATCCCGCGATCGTAAAAGCTATCTCCGGAGAGAACATCTTTACTGATTGGCTGAGAAAACCGAACGCGAATATCAGCGTGTCTGGAGAGGGCTCATGGACTGTGGAGTTGCAGCGGACATTCGATGGGGGGTCCTCCGTTCTTGTGGTCGATTCCTACACATCAAGCGACGAACCCTCCTCGATCAGCGACAAAGACCCAAATGTCATGTACCGTCTTGGGGTTCCCGCTGGTGGGTATACTTCCGGGACCATTGTAGTCAGACTCTCTCAGGTATGAGGAGTTAGGCCATGAAAAGAAAAATACCCTTTATCGCAGCGGCTTGCATCCTGGCAATTTTGAGCTGCAACACTGTGGCTCATAGCCAGATGCAGTATCCCAAAGAGAAGGATCCGACCATCAATCAAACTGGAGTGGTCGACGGGTCTCTCTGGAGATGGAATGCGACTTCGAAAAAACTGGAGCCCATCCCAGGCGCCACCTCAGACGCCTCGGGCAACATGACGTTCCCAGGGTCCGTATCCATGGCCGCTACGCGCGTTGAAAAAACTGCCGACGCGGTCCTCACCGCTGATGAATGCCGGGGGACCACCATCACCAACCAGGGCGCAGCCGAAGAGGTGGATCTCACGCTCTTTGCCATGACCAACGGGGCGCGTGTCGTGATCATTGTCGAGGAGGCGCAGATCATCGAGGTCGGGCCTCCTACCGGAGAGGCGTTTGATCTGGACGGCACAACACTCGACGCCAATGACTGTATTGATTCCCCTGCCGTGGTGGGAAGCAAAATGATCTGCACCCGCATGAAAAACGCGGCCGGAACCCTGATCTGGTCCTGCGACACCGTGCGCGGGGCCTGGACGGATACGGGGGCGAGCGACTGATGAAACGGATAATTATTGCCATCCTTATAGGCTTGCTGGTCCCCCCGCCTGCGGTGTTCGGTGCCAACTGCGGTGGCGTGGTTCCTTGCGTCTGTGGGGATACCGTGACAAGCGATTATACCCTAGCGGGCGATCTCGCCTGCACCAACGCCGGGAACGCGCTGAACGTAGGGGCCAATAATATCACCATCGATCTCGCCGGGCGTACCATTTCGGGCGACGACACGAACACCGTTGTGGGAATTGACAATAACGGATTCACGGGCATCACTATCCTGAACGGCATTATCCGGGACACCACCACATCCGGCACAGATATGAGAGGGGCGAGCACGGGTGTGATTAGTGACGTCACATGCACCAGCACAGGAAATCAAGGATTTCAAAATCAGGGGACGGCCAATTTCGTTTACACTAACATCGTCGGTACCGACAACGTTGACGACGGGTTTTCGATGCACGATGACTCCGTTGCCACCATCATCACGGGCACTTTCAGCGGCAACGACCAGGGGATAAACATTATTGCCAACTCCAACCTGACCGGATCAAACATTGTCCTAAGCGGCAACACCACCACATCCTTTTATCCTACTGCCAGCACTGGGGGGTTGACTGCATCCCTTGACACCCTGTCGGCTGATACGCCAGTAAATCTGGACGCTGGTGTTGTAACGATAACCGGCCTGACATCCACAGAGGGAGGCGTGCAGATCGGGACGGCTACAGTTACCATCGTGGACTTTGCGATAACTGCCACAACCGCCAGAGCTCTCGATCAGGTGGGAGCTGCGACATCCCAACTCTCACGCGGCACAATAACGGGGGCCGTGGACACTAACGGCGCGGTCATAGGGTGTGCTGCGGGGACGTTGCACCTGTCTCAAATAGATGCAACAGGCTCGGCTGCGGGGCGACAGAGCATACTGGTGACTGGTGGCACGCTTACCGCTGACA